GCATAAAATGAATCAATACATTGGATATGAGCAAATTTGATACAACCTACCCACGTAAGTACATCTGCGTTCAATCTTCAAGTTATCCAAAGGAGCAACTTGACTTTAACGCAATCGCTCAACATATTGCGGATGCGTCACCTCGCAAACCATTTGAAAGGATGGAGGCTCTTCTAACTGAAAAAACGTATAAGAGATGAGTGATCAGTGGCAGTATTGGGATGAGTTCGCAACTGGTAAACCACTTTCATATCGCCAACGCAAAAGAGAGGAATACGAATTTAGTCAAGGAAGGCTTATCACAGTTGCTTACAAAGGAGTAATGATGCACATTGACTTTGAAACCGATTTAGAAAAAGAATATCAATCAATAATTAATAAACAAAACAAGATGAAAACATCAAAAATCAAGTCCATCCAAGCTGATGGCACGTGGAATGAATACTTCAAATTCGAAGTAGAAATGGAAAACGGAGACGTTGGCGGAACATTATCCAAGTCGCAGACACCACCGTATAAAGTTGGTGACGAAAGGAACTATGAGTACACGCAAAAGGGAAAGTACTGGTCAATCAAGATGCTCCAGTCTGATAAACCAGCTTGGAAAGGAAATAGCAGTTCTACTCCATCGAATTCTTACGCATCTAATCCTGATAAGGATGCAGCAATCGCACGTGCAGTAGCATTGAAGGCAGCCGTTGATCTCCACAAAGGTGAAGGCGAACCGATGGAGAAACAAATAGGTATCATTTGCGCTACGGCTCAGGCATTTGAAGTGTACCTTACAACTGGAGACAATCCGTATAAGGACGCTATAATGGATGCTAAATTGTCAAACGCTGATGACCTCCCTTTTTAAGGGGGGTTATCAACTTTGATAGCCCGAAAGAATTTATTGAATATCTCAAAACATTAATATGAAATTTAGAACACTAATTAAAACCCATTTTGCCAATACGCAGGAATTCGCAAGGGCAATGGAAGTGACTTGGCCAACTGGTCGCAAGTACGAAAGCTATCCGTTAACGATGTCAATACACCATATCGAAAAGCTATCCAAGCTTATCAATGTTGACAAATGCGAATTGATTGAACTTGCAGTGGCTGAAAATGAAAATGAACACGAACCTCAAATCTATTGCAATGAATGATTTATTATTAAAAGTCATTGACAATATGCGCGTTCAAAGTAAAAGTCAATTCAGAAACTTGCGTGAATTGTTAAACTCCGAACTAATCCCCGAACTTATCGAAAATTTAGATGAGTTGGTAGAGAAATTCGATAGCCAAAAAACGCTTAATGATATCCTTTACCAATGCTGCGAAGAGGTATATGGGATAAGTCCTGAAGACATCCACGAAAAGTCACGCAAAAGAAACATAGTTGATGCACGTGGTATGTTTATTACCTTCCTTTTTTTGGCTGATGGAAATCTAACTTGGCAAAGAATCGCAGAACAATTTGATCAAGACCACGCAACGGCTATACATTGCACACGTAAATTTTGTGAACTATACGGAACGGATGGTGAGTACCAGTTCAATGCAAATCAATTTTTTGAGACATTGGAAAAATATGGCTATAATTGCAACCAAACTAAAAAACTTTTACAATATGGACAACCTTACTTTAATCTCAAAGGTACTATCCTTGGAAGAAAGGATAGCACACCTGGAGGCAATGCTTCCGAAAAAATTAGCAGGCTCTCATTTCATTGTGCCATCTCTTGAAGAAGTCGCAGACCACTTCCTGGAGAAGCTGCCACACGCAACATCAGAAGATGCACTTAATTTCGCAGATGTTTTCATCTCTCATTACACGAATACTGGGTGGAAATATGGCAAGAATAAGATGAAGGATTGGAAAGCAGCTATGCGCTCAGCTTGGGACTTAACTAAATTTGTAACAACTAAAAACAATCACAATGACACAATTGGTCGAATTCAACGGACAAGCCTTCAGCAATGGCTTGACGCATAACGAAAAGGCATATCTTCAGGCGCAGGAACAAATCAATCTTGGCGATTGCACACTCTCAATTTTTAAGCAGACATTGTCTTATGGAATCGTTCTTTACGGAATCAAGACGCTTCCATCAGATGAAGAAACAAATCTCCTTTATGGAGTGATTCAAGGCCATTATAGATACGTTACAATTGGTGAACTGGCACTTGCCTTCCAACTCAATGCAGTTGGCCAAGAATGGCCACGTGTGGAATGCTTTGGACTAATGTCGGTTGCCTTTCTTTCTGATGTATTGAAGCAATACTCTGAATATAAAATGAAGATGAATTTAGCCATTGACAAAAAGAAACAAAAGCTATCCATTCCCGCACCTTCAGTAGATGAATCTGCTCCAGTTAATTGGTTACAAATGTTTATTGATGACATCGAAATGTGGAAAGATAATAAGAGGGATTACGTGTTGATGCTTGCACCGATGAAGCTTCGCAAGTTATATGAGTTAGGTGCTTACACGGATGCCACCTGGAGTGACGATGAGTGGAAAAAATGGCAATTTATGTCATACAAAAAGACATTAGACGCAAATCAAATGAGTGACTATAAATTTAAGCGACTTGATAAGCTATCCAAAGACCGCATCAAAGAAGATTATCAAGCTGAACTATCAAGGCTCGTGTATGCTGATATAATGGATAGTCATATATTACAACAAAAGGCTAAAGAAAAACTATGAGGCACGGTAGTTTATTCAGCGGAATTGGTGGCTTTGATTTAGCTGCTGAATGGATGGGGTGGGAGAACGTCTTTCATTGCGAATGGATGCCGTTTCCACGTCAAGTATTAAAGTATCATTTTCCAAATTCATTAAGTTATGAAGACATCACAAAAACAGATTTCACTATTCACAGAGGAAACATTGACATCCTCACAGGTGGATTCCCTTGCCAACCATATTCATCAGCAGGAAAGCGACTTGGGAAAGAGGACGAGCGACACCTCTGGCCGTATATGCTCCGAGCAATTTCAGAGATTGAACCAACCTACGTTGTGGGGGAAAACGTTCGTGGACTTACTAATTGGAATGGGGGAGTGGTCTTCGAAGAAGTGTGCGCTGACTTGGAAGCTTGTGGGTACGAAGTACAACCGATACTATTGCCAGCTTGTGCCATCGGTGCGCCACACCGAAGAGATAGAATTTGGTTCATTGCTACCAACACCAACAACCTTCGACAGCACCAATGCGAGTGCATCAATGAAGTCAACACAAGTGAAGGACGGGAGTATGCATTCAATGACTTTGACGAGAATGATGGACAATGGGATGCTACCAACTCCGTGTGCAAACGATTACAAAGGGGCTTATCGGCCAGAAAGTATGATGGCAAGCAATGGAATGGATCGAAAGGAACGATTAAACAACTTGTACATTCATTTGAATCAAGAATACAATTCCAAAACTTCCCAACTCAATCCCCGATTTGTGGCGGAAATGATGGGCTTCCCTCCCAATTGGACGGAATTACCTTTTCAAAGTGGCGACAAGAATCAATAAAGGGTTATGGAAATGCAATAGTTCCACAAGTTGCTTATCAGATTTTTAACGTAATACAAATGATGGATGAAAATTGAATTCCACGAAAAGCAAATTGCAGCATTAAATGCACTTGCAATAGATAGCGATATCAAGCAGGTCTTATATGGCGGAGGTGTTGGTGGCGGAAAGTCGTTTTTAGGTTGCGATTGGCAAATAAAAAGACGGTTAAAGTACCCAGGTACACGTGGCCTCATTGGCCGTGCAGAACTTAAGAAGTTGCGATTGTCAACGATGCAAACTTTCTTTGAATTGTGCGCCAATTACGATTTGATTGCAGGAAAACATTACAACTACAATGGACAAGACCACGTAATAACTTGGTTCAATGGCAGCCAAACTATTCTAATGGACTTGGCAGATACTCCATCAGATCCCGAGTTTCAGCGTTTTGGTTCAATTGAATTAACTGATTATTTTGTAGACGAGGCAGGGGAGGTATCAGAGAAATGCGTTAATATCTTGGCATCAAGGGTACGTTACAAGCTAATCAATGACAAACCCAAAGGACTGCTAACCTGCAACCCTCATAAAGGATGGTTGTATAGAGAATTTTTTGATGCCAAACGTAGTGGGTTAATTCGTTCAGACCGTGAATTTATCCAAGCTTTACCAACGGACAATCCCCACGTGTCACCAGTCTATTTAGAATCACTATTACTATTGCCTGAAGTAGACCGCAAAAGACTTTTGGAGGGGGATTGGGATTACGATGAAACGAAAGACCGCTTATATGAGTACGATGATTTATTAAGATGTTTCCGTACACCTGCCAATTCAAACGTTGATAAATTTATAACTGCGGATATCGCACGAATGGGAGACGATAGGACAGTGATAGTTGTGTGGAATGGGTTACACGCTGAAACATTTGTGGTGCTAAAACATAAGCCTATCAATGAAGTGGTAGATACCATTAACCAACTTGTAAAATCGCACGGTGTAAAGCTATCAAATGTGCTATGTGATGAAGATGGTATCGGAGGTGGTGCAGTTGACTATCTTAAATGCAAAGGATTTTTGAACGGATCAAAATCAGTCCGAGATAATTATATGAATCTTAAATCCGATTGTTACTTCAAGATGGGAGAACTCATTACCAACAACCTTATCACATTTGAATCAACGCAAAAAGATACCATTGTCAAAGAACTCGAAATGATAAGACGTGAAAAGCTGGATAGTGATGGCAAACTCCGAGTGACTAACAAAGAGGACTTGAAAAAGAGACACGGCATTTCTCCCGACTTTGCAGATGCAATAATGATGAGGGCATTTTATGAATTAAAAAAGAACTTTGGTAAATACGCATTCAAATGATTATAGGTTGGTTTAGTTGTGGAGTGACCTCCGCGATTGCTTGTAAATTAGCAATTGATGAATACGGCAAAGACAATGTAACATTGTTCTACATTGAAATTGATTCGGCACATAAAGACAATGAACGCTTTATTTCTGATTGTGAAAAATGGATGGGCGTAAAAGTTGAAAGAAGGCGATGTTCTAAATATCGTGACCAGTTCGATGTGATTGAACAAATCAAATACGTTAATGGCCCAACTGGTGCTGCGTGTACAAAGGTTCTAAAAAAAGATGTGCGTATTGCCATTGAAAAAGAGGTTGAATTTGATGGGCAAATATTTGGTTTTGAATTCTCAAAAAAAGAAATCAATAGAGCCATTAGATTTGCTGAACAATACCCAAGTTCAAAACCATTATATCCTCTTATTGATAAGCAAATGACTAAACAACAATGCGCTGAATTGCTTTTAATGAATGGTATTGCACTGCCAAAAATGTATGAATTAGGATTTCACAACAACAATTGTATTGGTTGCGTGAAAGGTGGCAAGGGTTATTGGAATCACGTGCGTAAACACTTTCCAAATGAATTCGAACGGATGGCAAAAGCTGAAAGAGTAGCTGGTCATTCTTGTATTAAAAATAGATTCTTGGACGAACTGCAACTCAATGAAGGTAAACACGAACCCCCAATTGTTCCCGACTGTGGAACATTCTGCGAGATTGAATTTGCAGACCTAATTAGTCCCAATACCGAAAAGATATTAAACGGCTATACAACTATTAAACAATTAAAATTATTTTGATATTGTAGAAATTTATTTATATTTGCAACCAACTAAAAAAAACAATATGGAACTAAACAAATTAATCAAGATGCAGGCGGAAAGCTATGCATCATTTGGAAATGAAGACGATATGAGTGGCTCTGCTTATTTCGCATTTATGGCAGGTGCAAAGTATGCGCTACAACTAATCAGCAAACAAATTCAAGACGAGTTATGAAAAACAAAAAACAAAGTAGTGTTGAGTTTATATTCAATGCTTTCAACTTACTATCAGATGCCGACTTCAAAGCGTGGATGCTAAATAATCACGATGATATTAAAGCAATGCACAAGGAGGAGGTAACAGATGCTTACATTGATGGTCATAGCACTTGGGGGGAGAATACAAATGCAGAACAATACTACAACGAAACATTTGAGAAATGAAAAATAAAATTACAATTGAAGACCACGAAAAACTAAAGGTGTTGAACCTATTGATGTGGTTACAAGCTTCACTATACGCAGCTGATGAATGCGAGACCGTCAAATGGTTTTACAACCACCAAACGAAAATGCTAATGAAGCGACTCAATGAGTCCATTCAACGTGAACACGGAAAGACAATAACCGAGTTATGGAATGTGGATGGTGCGATACTACCCGACATTACTCGGCAGTTGGATGACTTTACTTATGAGATGGCAACTTATGGATATTGGATGCTACCAGAATTGACGAAATTAATTCAGAACGCAAAGGAAGAATCTGAAAAAGTGGAGGTTGTGAATGAGTAAACAAATGATAGAAATAAAAAGAGATGGTTATTTGCTTTTGCTGGGAAATAATCCTTGTGAAATCTTTGCACACTTTGGTGTTGAAGAAATGCACGGTCTTAACTACAACGATTGTATGCTATATGAAAATAATTCTAATGATGCCTACATTTGGGGTTGGGCTAATTATATTCCTAAACACAACAAAGATTATAAATTTGGAGATGAAAGATTTGTGTTTATTAACCTTCAAAGATGCGGTGATAACTATGATACTTATGGAGGTGTATTTCACGAACTTATGCACCAATCATTAGAGATGCATAATTATAATATGGATATGGAGGAAGAGATTATTAGTTGGACAGAGCAAGAAACAAAGAAAGTATTTGAATTAGTTTTAAAAAACATATGAAGAAGTGCTTTAGTTGTAACCGCAAATTCCCTTTGTTTTTTTTTTCAAGGGACAAGATGAAATATCAAAGGCCAAGTGATCACAAAAGGGTTAAATGTTGCAGAATTTGCAACTACTTAAAATGGTCAAAAGATGGGGAAGGTTGGTTCTTTGATTATTCCAAAGGTAAGTTTACCAAAGAAGAATTTAATTCAAAATTTAGCGTAT